ATCGAACATTTGATATGGAGTATCCTCATAATAGATGTTATGGAACATCTTGTAAGGATTGTTAATAGGGAAATGTTCTAGAGTTTCAGTATCGAAGATATGGAATCCACGAGTATCATTTACGTCGGTCCAGAACATCTCATAAGGATTGCCTAGATAGAAGACTTTTCCGTCGTTCGATCGAGTGTGATAGTGTCCCGAGTAGACACGCTCGAACTTCTCAAATAGTTCGCTCTGAAGACCGTGCTCCATGATGAGCGATCGATTAACTCTAAATCCTTGGAGTTCCAGATGCCCCATCGCACACCTGCAAGTAGTCTTTTTGATAGTGTTAAAAGATAATTCCTCATTTTCTTGATTAATCCAGGGCAAAAATAAAATATCGAGTCCACCAATATTCACTTCGGTGGGTTTGCTATAAGTTTTAATGTTCTTATAAGTTTGAAGAAGTAATTCTGGGGAATTTACTTCATTGGTATTTTTGTAATAGGTATCGTGGTTGCCCACAATCATATGGACATCATATTTCTTTAAAGGATTGAATACGACTCTTTTCGACCACTCAAGACTTTGATAATCGATTGATTTGCGACTATCAAAGGCATCACCCATATGAATAACAGTTTCTACCCCATACTCCTCCAGAGCAGGAAAGAAAACATTTTTGTAAAATAGTTCGAAGTAATCGTGTAAATGTTTCGATCCTTTTCGGGCACCGTAATGGGTATCCGTAATGATGGCAACCTTCATCGAGACTTATATGTGATGTTATCCTTGATCGTATTATAGTCGCTAGTACTGCCAGAAAGCAAGCTGTCATCAACCATCATAACTTCATCGAAACCAGTCTTCTCGATGATCTTAGTTTTGATTTCCAGTTGCTTTTTCTCCTTCTGAATGCGTCTCAGGAAGGCATAGTGAATAATTTGAGTAAAGTACGCAAAGGGATTGCTACTCTTGTTTGGATCAAAATTATGAATATACTGAATACAATTTTCGATGCCATCAGAAATCATGTCATCTCGGAACATGTAGTTCACGAAATTCGGTTTATAAGAAAGGTGCGTAGCAATCTTCAGGAAACATTCTCCAAGATAATTTGGAATAGTTGGTTTTCCTGGCCAGTGCTTTGCTCGATCTTCCCGAGTTGGTTCTCTACCGTTGATCTCAAAGAAATTTCTTTCTACCTTACCTCTATAAACGATAAGTGCTTCTAGAAGTTCTTTGTTGTTAACATAATGTTCTGATTTCTTTTTAGGCATGACATTGTTATTCAATTAAAAAATGTTATGTATATATTATACCATACTTTAAAGACTTGACAACTTGTATAAATCCCAGTAGAATACCTTTGTTAGGGTTAAAGAGATAAATTAGCTTTCTTTAATACCTTTAAAGATTCTCTCCAGTTTCTTCCTCGCTTCATCTACTGAAGAAACATAACCCATCTTATTTGAAATCTTTACTTTTCCAGGTTCTACAAAATCGTCCATATCATCATCGTCATCTTGTAGATATTTTTCATAAAATCCTATAACCTTTTTATCACTAACTTCACTCATAGTGATAATTTTATCAAGTTTTAAAACATAAAGATCATCGGTAGGGATATCCATCCAAGGTTTTACCTTTACATAAATTCCATGAGGACTTTCCAATACCTTCATAATGACTGGGTTTTGAAGTAAAAGAATAGGATCACCATCATTTTCATCAATGCTAATAAGAGCAAAGACTTCTTCCCCAGAAACTAATTTGATTGCTGCGTGAAATTCATCTCCCATTAGTTCTTAAGCGGTATGTTTACAATATCATAATTAAAGTTTTCTTCGTTATAAACTTTGATTCTTTCTATTAAATGATTAAGGGTATAATTTCTCCTTGATTTATAGGAGATGTCATCAGCAATATCATATAGAGTTGCTTTTGTTTTGTTATTGCCCTTTCTGAGGACTCTTCCAATACTTTGCAGATTTCTAATTCTGGACTTTGAAGGAGAAGCAAAAATAACATTATGGAGATTTTTAATGTTAATTCCTGTGGAGAATGTTCCGTATGAAGCGACAATAATCGCGTTGTTTTCCTTCTCAGTAATCTCCCTTACTTTTTCTCTATCTTCCGTTGCCACACCACCATGTACAAAAAATACATGGCGATCACTTGACTTGCTATTATTTATTAGATCGTAAAGTGGTTGTCCGTGCCCTTCAACACGGGAGAATAGTATGAGCGTATTGCCTTTAAGATCAAGGGCAAGGTTACGTATAAACTTGTTGCGTCGTTCATGGTTAATAATGTACTGGACTTCTTCTTCAAAGTTTTCAAATTTATGAGCAGGGTGTTTCAATAGAAGCACGTTGATATCCAACTTGGCAACGTGACCCTTCTTCATCAGTTCTTCTGTTCTGATGATTTTATATGAAGGACCGAATAAGCCCTCCAATACCCATTTATGAGTTTGAGTTCCATCAAGAGTGCCTGTAAATCCAAATCTGTATTTTGCATCTGAAAGTTTTCCCATTATAGATATTAGAGACTTAGACTTAAACTGGTGTGCCTCATCTCCAACGACCACATTAAATCTTGAGAAATACTGTCGGGGAAGTTTGTAGATGGACTGCCAGGTCGTAATGATGACCTGCGAGTCGGTCTCTCTTTCTTTCCCCGCATATATCTTGTGGCAAAATGAACCTACGTCCCACCCATAGTCTTCAAAGTCTTTATACATCTGTTCTACAAGGGAAGTCGTTGGCACGACTATCAGAGTATTTTGTCCTTTCTCAACGTAGTATCTCACAATCGAGTATATCATCAACGACTTTCCAGAAGCAGTTGGAGATATCAATAGCTTTCTATTATGTCTTAGGGCGTCGTATACTCCCTCAACTTGATATTCGCGGGGGGAGTACTTACAAATAGATTTCATATAATCCTTTACGCCTTCCTTTGAGATGAAGTCATTAACTTCAAAAGGAAGACCGTAGAATTTGTTATTTGTAAATTCGTAAGTGTAACCGTGATCGTCACAAAACTTTGTGAGTTTATCTAATAACCCGACATATATCTCACCAGTCTGGGTATTAAATAAACGAATTTTTCCGTCCCAGTACTTATTTCGGTACTGAGGCATAAACTTTGCGCCTGGAACGTCAAACGTGAACTGATCTGCTAGTTCGTAGTAGACGTGTGGTTCTGCTTTTACCTGAAGATATACTTCGTTCTTTTTCGATATAATCAAATGAGACATAACCCATAAGTATCACCTATAGGTATTTAGATTGTATAAATAAAGTGAAATTATTCAAACTCAGTTAATTGAAATGACCGAACAACAACAACATTTGCAACAATTAGTTGCACAACTCAATGATTTAGGAAAGGAACTAGAATCTCTAAAAAATGCCTCCACATCAAAAAGTGAATTATTCTGGAAAGTTCAAGGAGCAATTGAATATCTCACACAAATTGGTGTAAGGTTACCAGAACCAGAAAAAGTAGAAGAAGAAAAATCTTCAGAAGTGGAAGTTGATGAATAATAAAAAGGGGGGGGATATTTCCCCCCCTTCTTTATATAAAAAAATTTTTAATTAATCTGAAGGAACATCATCACTTGAGTTTGGATCTTTAAATGTAACTGCTCCAAAAGAAACTTTATTTTTAAGACCTCTTAATTGATCTTCTAAAATTTGATCAAAACGAGTTTGATCAATATTGCCTTCATTATCTTTCGGAATATTTATCATTCTCTTGTGTACATAACCAATCTCATTAGTATATGTAACTTCAACAGAAAGATCTTCAGTAGTATATTCGGCAACAGTATATGTAATATCCATTTTTTGTAATGTTTTTATATTTTTTATTTAGTTAAAACCTGATTGGAAACGATTCCACTCAATGGCGTTTTTGATTTGGAAGGTTCTATTCGAAACTGTCTTGATAATCTCTTCTAAGAACCTAAGCATAATATCATAGTATCTAATTTTGAGATCTATTTTATTCAATCTCTCATCGGCATCCATATGCCTTTGTATTGCCTCTTTATCCCTAACCTTATACGGGAAAGGTTCTTCGACATAAACCTCTGCTGGTGCCTTTCCAGTGTAGTAATTGTAACGTTCTAATTTAACTTTGTTATATGTTTCTTTTGCTTTTTCGCGCAACAAAGTAATCGTATTATAGAGTGTATAATACTTTGCGTGTAATTGAGGAATTTTTAAAGATTCATCGTGTAAGTTATCAGGATCAATGACAGAGTCTCTCTGCCACATCTCCTGAATTTCATCAAGATTCATAGAGGATTTCCGTCTGTTCCTAGAATATTATAGACAGTATACTTGAAAGTTACATCTGCTGTAAAGTAGTTGATGTCCGTATCCGAAGACTCAAATTCCAGTGATGATAAGGAAACTGGGAAAAGGTCTTTGAATTTAACTAAAGCAGTATCTCTATAATTGCTATTAAGGATCCTTAGTGTTCCATCACTAAATGCTTCCTTTGGATCTGTAATTCCATCATCATTTGTTATAAGATCTCTGTACTGCTGTGCCGTTTCTGGAAAACCAAGACCAGTCAACCAATTGTGGACGGTCATGTAATTTTCCATGCTCTCATCAACATAAAACCTCAAGTTGAAGTCACCATAAATTAACTTCTCTCCAGGAACATCAAGATCCTTGAGGTATGATGGTTGAATGGCGGTTCCCAAAGTTATTTCTGGTAACCTAGCAGATGTCACAAAAAAAGAAACTTTTGGGTATCTTGCCAGAGTGAATTTAAAACCAACTGGCGAGAGAAAATTTCTATTCTGTATTTGATTATCAAAAGCAGATGCCATTTATCATTCGGCAATGATTAGATTATACCACTCTTCACTCATACCGTGAATGATGCTGTCAGCGCCTTCTTTATCAGCAGCATATCCTTCACCAATAAGGTGATCAACTACTCTTTCGTAGTGCTCATGAATAACCTTTGCTTCTCTTGGAGTTGGTTTCATCTTACTAATAGTTTTATTTTTATTTAGATAAAAAAAGAGGGGCACATGCCCCTCTGAGTATGATCTTGTGAATCCGATGGATCACATGAGGTTTTGAACCTTGACTCTTCTGTAGTAACGGTTTCTGTTAACTGCCAGGCGTCCGAGGGACTCTTCGGTTCCTTCAGCAAATGGGTTGGCAACAAGACCATAACGGGTCTTAAAGCCAATTTTTGGCTGGAAGGTGTTCTCACCAACGGCACGAACCATTTGGAGAGGAACATATGGGCAATAGAACAGACCTGCGTCATAAGGTGAAGAACCCTTATAACCAACAACGTAGTACTGGTCAGCAGCGAGGTTTGCAGAATAAGGATCGATATAAACACGATACTTACCTTGCAGAACACCAGCGAAGGTGTTACCAGTGTCATCAACGTTGAGGTTAGCGTTGAGAGCAGGGGTGTAATCCAGAACGCCTGCCATGGTGAGGGCGGAAGCAACGTCTGCGGAGCAGAGGATCATGTTGCCCTTCCCGCGACGAGTTCTCTGGGCGATTGCGTTTGCATCGCGCTCGATCTGGAAGATCAGACCCTTGAACTTCTCAACGGACCAACGACCGTTGCTGTCAACGTCGAGGTCGAAAGCACCTGGGGTAGCAACGTTGGTTTGAGCACCCGATTCAGCAACCTTATAAACGGTTCTGATGACTTCGCGGTTGATCTCAGCAAGAATCTCAGTGGAGAGAATGTTTGCGAGTTCCGCTTCAGCATTAAGACCGTGGATTGCCTTCAGGTCCTGAGCAAGCTCAAGGCTGTATTCTGCCTTCAGAGCTCTGCTCTTAGCAGTAACAGTGACCTTCTCGATCGAGAATGCCATCTGGTTGAATTCGCCACCAGTTCCGCCGAGTGATTCAGCGTCTTCGGTGTCCATACCACGACCAGTTGGGTATGTACCAGCAGCTTGTGAACCCTCTGGGTTAAGAGCAGCAGGGTTGAAGGTGTTGATAGCGGCGGTAGTACCGAAACCAACTCTACCATCAGTATACTGACCTTCGTTCTGGGTGTAACCAGCAGACTCAAGATTGAAGTTGCTGTCCTGACCAGAGAAGGAGTTGTCTGCTTCGTTGAAGAATGCTTCAGCGCCAGACTGATTGCTGTAGCGTGAACGCATTGCGAAGATCAGTCCAGTAGGACCGTTCATTGGCTGAACGCCAGCGAGGTCATAAGCGACCAGGTTTGGCATTGAACGTCTGATCAAGGAGATCAGAACAGGGTCGAAACCTGCGGTTGGTGAAGAAGCGCCAGCAGAGAAACCTGCGGTGCCACCAGATGAACCGGTGCCGTTGGTTGGTGCTTCTGAAAGGAATTCGCGCTCTTCGCGGATTGCCTTTTCTTGGTTCTCCAGGAGAACTGCGGTAACCATTCTGCGATGGGAATCCTTAATAGGATCAAGACCATCATAGTCTAGAACTGGTGCCCACTTCTCCTGCAGATGCTCGGTATTGAACATTTGCATTTGATTTTTACCTCTTTGGAAGTGTTATAGTTTGATTTTTATGATAAAGAGATCACTTTTTAGCAGCTCTGCCGAGTGTCTGTAAGTAGGCAGACATCATTGGAGAATAAGATTCTTGAATCTGTTGCTCCTCAGTTTTTACCTCTTCAGAAACTGTCTCGGTTTTGCTTCTTTGAGTACCAGCATTAGTTGGAAAATATGATTCTCTCAACTTAACTAGTTTCTCACGATAGTTAGATTCACTATCAAACTCAACATTTTCTGCAAGAGAAGCGAGTTTATCCTTCTGCGAAAGTGCTAGACCTTCAGCTACCTCAGCGAAAATTACGTCTGAAGTGGATTCTGCTAATCTCTTATTAAGAGCAACGTTTCTTTGAATTTGCTCGTTGAGTTTAGTCTCCATTTCATCAAGCTTATCTACCATATTCTCGATAACATCATATTTATCTTCAGGGATGGATACATAATGATCTTCAAAAAGACTCTTCATTCCAGCAAGGAATGATTCGGTCATTTCGGTCTTAAGACCGTGCTCAATTGCGAGAGTGTTCTCAGCGATCCACTCATCGGCAACATACTCTAGGTAAGCGTCAAGACGCTCAGTCAATTCTGACTTGATTGATTGAACTTCTTCAATCAGTGCTGCTTCGTATTGTGCTTCGATTTGCTCTTTTACTTCAGCAACCTTTGTCTTGATAGCAGTTTCAAAAATGGTACGTGCTTTCTCTTGGAATTCCTCAGAAAGCTCTTCACCAGTGAAGAGTGCCTGAACATCTTCTTCGACACTGAATTCTGCTTCAACCTCTTCGGTTTCTTCAGTGACTTCTTCTTCAGCAACAACTTCGCCTTCTGTTTCCTCTTCTTCAACAATTTCCTCTTCAGCAGAGTCAACGGTTTCAACAACCTCTTCTTCTGCTTCTGATTCTTCTTTCATACCAGCAGGCATGGGATCAGCAGGCTTAGCGCCTTTGGTGACAACATCCTTAACTTGCTTAAGGGTTGCACTAGGCTCCTTTAGTTTTGCCGAGTCGTCATCGACTTTGTAATTGTCTGGAGTAGGTCCGCCAAGATCTTCCCAACTCGCAGTTTGACCTGGGGTATCCAGATCCAACTTTGGCATGGGATCGGCTGCCTTTGCTCCTTTGGTTACTACGTTTTCCATTTCTTGTAAATTGCTACCAACGGACATGTGTTTGTTAGATTTTTTAAATATAATCTGTATTTATTTATAAATTATAGATTTGATAAGAAATCTTGGAACAATTCCAGTTTCTTTTCTTCAAGCATTTTTTGATCAACAAGAGTATTAATTCTCTTTTGAGTTGCTTCAGCGAGTTTTTCGCGGAGAATTCCTCCTTCCCAAACCCACTCTTTTCCTTCCATAATTCCCGAAACAAAAGCATCGGGGGCAGAAGGATCAGCGACGATATCAGCAGCAGTTGCTAACATGAAATCTTCACCAACAATTTTATGACCCTCATTTGTGGTTCTCAGTGAACCAACACCACGAGAAGAAACACCAAGAGTGACGCCTTCACCAATTAAGGATTTTGCGATCTTACCCATTGGGGTATCAAGAAGTTGTGCCTTGCCCTTGAAGTTTGAACCCTCTTGGGTAAGTGAAACAATCTTGTGTGAAACACGATCAAGATTGACGGTAGGACCGTCAGGGTGACCGAGTTCGCCAAGAGCACGACCCTTTTGAACAAAAGTTTCGTTATATCTCTGCACTTCTTTTGAGAGAGTGTTCATAGGATACATACGACCATTGCGGTTGCAGATGTCTCCTTGAAGGAAAATCCCCTCAATGTACATTTTCTTTTCAGCACCTTTTCCTTCGGTGATGAATTTAACGTCTGATACTTCTTCTGTGATAAGTTTCATT